CGGAGTCCTTTCGGCACTCGGAGTCAACGCAAAAGTTGGATTAATTTTAACTTGTCCAGCCATAATTTCTAATTTTAAATTTAAGTTCGTTTAACACTTTTTATTCGCAGCCCTCGACTCGATGGTTGAGACACTGATTTAACTTGAAATCCTCCCTTAGTTGAAACCTCTGGTGCAGTACGCTCTGTCATATTTATATTCTTTGTTTTACGTATCACATCTTCAGTCGCATTCGATTTGCCTTGCTCATAAAAGAACGAAGCAAACTTATCGGGATTCATTGCTATAGCTAAAGAGCGGTGGTATCCTTCTGCATTATTAAGCATTCCAGAATCATCTAAGAATTTATTTACAAAATTCATAGGCGTGTCTTGTGCTTTTCTTAATTCAGAAGCATTGCCAGGAGAAAAAAGCAGTTCGTTATCGTCTACATTGAACTTAAAACCTTTAAATTCAGAACCAAACAAGTCATCACTCTTCTTACTAAACCAGTTAGCTTTGCGATTACTTTCTTCTTGTTGCGTTTTAGCTTCATTCACATATTGCTTGTAGGCTTTAAATTCTTCATTTTGAGAGGCTGAACTTTCCCTTGACTCAAGAGGCTGCTTGTATACTTCCTGCTGTTCACTGAAGAACCTTTTTGCCTTAGCAATAATTTTTTTCTTTGCTAGTCTTGTTTTTTTAATAACTGACTCGTCATCCAAATCTTCATCGTACATATAATCCTCCATTATAGAGTCAATGTCTTCAGGATCTAAACCCTCTTCAGTTATTGTCAAATACTCTTTTAGCAAAGAGTCAGGATCTAACTTAGAGAAATCTTGTTGTAATTTAACATAGTCCTCTAGGCTTCTCCCTGTTTCTTTTTTATATTTAAAATAAGCAGCTACGTCTTCAGGTAATTCTTCAGACTTTTCTCTAGCGCTCATCAACTCTTCAATAGAGTTAATTTCTTTTCCGTATCTCTCTCCAATAAAAGAAAGGATATCTTCTTCTTTTAATTGATAAGGTTCTTTAGTAGGCTCTTCTACCTTTTCTAAAACCTCCTCTTTTTCTTGTACCGGTTCTTTTGTTTTTGATAAATCGATCTTATCATTACTCTTAGGTATTTCCGGTTTTACTTTTTCTACATCATCAAACTCTAATTTCTGTTGAGTCTCATGCTTCTCTAATAATTCGTTTTCAACTTCTTGAACCGATTTAGATTCAACATCGTTTACTTCTCTTACTTTGATTTCCATTTGATTAAATTTGATTTATTACAAAATTACTAAAAAAAGAAACACGCTTTTACTACCTCGGAGAGAACTCCGCTAAGTCAAATCCATCTAAAGAATCTTCATTAGATTCAAATCTTTTAGGTGGTAAATTGTTTTTTCTTTGATTTATTAACTGAGATTGCTCTGTGTTTTGCTGACTTATCCTATTGTTTTTAGCTTCTTCTCTAGCCCCTTCTCTATATGATAATGCAGTCTCAGTAATATTGTTAAGTTGTTGATTATAAGCAAACTCCTGCTTCATAAGCATAGCCTTAAGATTAGCTTCATTATTATTTCTCTCCATATCAAAAGCTACTTGAGCTTGTTTTATTTTTATTTGAGCCTGAGTTTCCAACTCAATTTTTTGAACAGTAAGTTGTGCTGCCATTTCTTGAGATTTAAGCTGCTGCTGTGCAGTCATAGCCTGTTGCTGCATTTGCCTCTTTTCGTCAGATTCTTCTTTAGACTTACGCTTAACTTTTAACAGTTGATTAGCAAGTTTAAGATTTCTAATTTCTCTAATATCTATAGCGTCTTCTAGATTAATGTCTTGTTTAGATAAAGCCATTTGAATATTCTGCTCAAGCATTGCTTTCTGCTCTTCATCTGGTGAAAGTTCTATGAATACACCAAAGTCATATATATATAAATCAGAAATATCGTCAAGAATGCTTACGTTGTATTTTCCAATTTTATTTATAAAGTCTTCCTTAAAGTCTGCATATTCTAAAATATCGGCGACCCTATACGTTAACGCTTCGGCTAACGTACGATATATGTAAAGACTTCCGTCTAATATATGTCGGGTTGCCGTGTTTGAGCTTAATGCTGCTAGCTTTTGCACACCTACTAAAGCATCTGGATTAGGTGTAGACCCATCCCTCGCTTCGTTTAATCCTGTTACTGAACGTATCATGTCCAAGTAGTGATTATAGTTAGATATAAGCATCTGAGTTTTTGATGCTCCTGAATTAGAAGTCAATTGCTGAATAGGGACACGACCCTGATTATATTCACCGTCTTGAGTATAGCTCCTTCCAATTACACTACCTGTTTGAAAGTATAATCTTAGCGCATCCTCTGGATTGTAAGCGGCTCCGGACCCTAAGTCCACCTCATTTAAACCATCAGCATCTATGTATACTCCATCGGGAACTACTCTAGATATTACTTGTTGAAGCTTAAGATGAGTTATTTGAATAAGATCAGCAAAAGGGATCATCCGTCTAACTAAAGACTCAATTACTCCTTTATACATTCTTGGTGCGCACGCAACATAATTTGGAATAGCAAATTGAGATGCAGATTTTGGACGAACCATATTTTCTTCTAGCTGCCACTTTAAGATAATATTAGTTCCCATAACCATTACTCCACTATACCAAACATCAATAGTTTTTTCTATTTTCTCAAAGTTTCCTTCGTCAAGCATTTCATCTGGAGGATTAAAATTATCATCCTTTTCAATCATTTTAGATGCTCCGTTCTCTAATTTCTTTTTTTTGTATACTATTTTTTTAGTGCTCTTATAGTTAAAGTACATTAATGTACATGTGTCTCTATAAAAAATATCATTTTGTTGAAATTGAGAGGTATTAAAATAATCATACCAGCTCTGGCTGTATTGAGAAATCTTCTCTAAATCTTCATTATCAAGATCCGGATCTATTTTTATTAATTCGCTTATTCCTACAGTTTTAATTTCTCCCCAATAAAAGCAATCTTTAAAGTGAGGATCTTCGGTATAACTATAAACAACATTTGCAGGATCAACATAAGAAACTTTTACTCCTGCTCCAGGAAGAAACTCATGTTTAGCTATACCAATTCCTATAACCATCTGATCATAGTCTATTCTTTTTCGTATATCCTCATAATGATTTTCAGAAAACATAGTATCTATAGCTTCTTCTTCAGCAATTTCTATTGCAGGCTTATAGTTTAAGTTCATATATAAAGAAAGCTCTTCATCAGTAGCGGGAAGTTCATCCGGATCCATAACAAACGGATCAAATCCAGTGCTTTCTTGTATTGCAGATAACACAGGTTTAGCTGCCATTTGACCCTCAATCATTTGTTGATACTTACTTCTTTTAGATTGAGACAATGCATCTTGAGCATATGCCTTAACCTTAAATATCCTGTCAGACATTCCGTTTACTACAACGTCAACAAATTTAGGAAGGATTGGAACTGGTGTCCAGTCAAGGTTCAAGTAAGACAAGTCTCCGTCTACAGCTAACTCATTTTTATATTTAGCTACAGACTGCTCGCCACGAGCGTATAATCTTAATCGATTAAAGTCTCTCCACTGACTGTAGTATCTACACCCATTAGAGTCTTTTCTAAACCATTCGTACTGTATTGCTTGACCTATCTGTAACCCGAACTCATCGGTGGCTTTTTCTGCGTCGGATACAAACTGACTCGGAAAACCTACAGATGAAATATTTATATTGACTTCCTTCATCTATTTAATTCGCTATAATTTCCATTATTAGTATACGTTGCAAAGTTAAGACTTATTTTGGATTGTTTTTGTACAGGTAAATATAGTCCTTTTTGATTAGCCATTATTGCCAATCCTGAGCTTATACTCGCATCAAACTGAGTTCTGTTATTAATATCAAACCTTGCCCACTCCTCTAGTGTCCTTGTGAAATACATAGACCCCATCTCTGAGGACTCTCGGTAAACTCCCTGGAGGTCCATTCCTATATGTTTTTCTATGTATGATTCTATCGCAGCTGCGTGTGACTGCTTAACATCTTCAGAGGTGTTAGGTATACCCCCTAGTTCCTTTTCAGTCTTTGAAAGTTTATTAAAACTTCTGTCAGGTCTGTTCATACAAAATCCTCTGTAGCCTCTATTTTTAAAGTGATATAGCAGCCGAGGTTTATTGTTCTCTATAAGTATAGGCATACTATAAAACACACAGGCCATTAACACTTCTTCAAAAAATATCTCTGCTGTCTGTGGTCTCGCCACATACTCTAAAAAGAATTCATTGCTAGGAGCCTGCTCCATGCTGAATTTAGTTAAACCATGCAGAGCGCCGTTAGATCCTCTACCGCCAACCGTTCCTGAGATGTCATAGGAGTCACACCCAAAAGCTCCAATGTGCTCATTTAAAGGATGATACGTTCCGTTTCTAGAGTGTTTTAAATTAGACAAAGACTTGTTAGGCGTCCAAGAAACCCTAAATCTTCCTTTATTGTCTGGAGTAAATATTACCTCAGTATCCTTTATGCCATCCTTCCAATAAAATTTACCTCTAGTAACGTGCTGCTCTGTGATAAGAGAATCGTTATAGTCTATCTGCTGATAAATTTTAGTAAGGTTAAATAATGACGACTTGCTCTCATCCCTAAAAGCGTGAGACTCTGTTCTAGGAAACTGTCTATAAAATTCATTTAACGCATCAGCATCTTTTTTTAATGAGTCAACCTCAGCCTCCCAATAGTCAATAGCGCCATTGGTAATATACTCACCGTCTACCCCTAACACTTTCTTCTCAGGCTTATAAAACACTGGCATTCCGTACCTGTCTATAAATCCTTCCATGTTCCACTCCATGGGAATAAACAAAGAATACAATCCACTTTTAGTTTGACCGTTTGCATTACGCGTAGCTACATCCGAGTCTTCAAAAAGTTTTTTAAAATTGTCACCACCCTTACTTAGAGCATTTGATGTTGACCCCATCATACACTTACCAATAATCTTGCTACCTAATCTCAAGCACGTTTTAGTAACCCGCCAGTTATTTAAAATATTGTTAGGCTTAAGCCACTTACCACTCTCGTCGTGTACTAGTAGTAGTAACTTCTCACCATCATAAGAGTTCTCGTCTGTATTCTTCCAGTCAATTGTGGTGTCTAAGCCGTATAGCTCATCATCCACATTATCATACATGTTTTTTTTCGTAATCTTAGAGGCTGGAATCCTAAAGGCAAGTTCTGTCTTAGGTTTGTCCATACCATCTTGGATAGGCTTAAAAAAGAAGGGTAGTCTAGTAGATATAGGCACGACCTTATCCGTAAACATTTTTTTTGCATCTGATCCAGTCTTAGATAATATTCCCACCCTAGAATCTTTAGCTAGCGTTCCCGTGTTCACACATTCTGACGATCCCATAAATGAAAACCCTGAACGCCTAATCTTAAGGTAGTCTAAACCAAAGCATCTATTGTCAGCCTTGCACGCTTCCCAGTAGATAAAGAAAATTCTGTTAGCCTCCCTAAAATCTGGATACCCTACATCAATACTAGTCCACTGCAAGTACATGTAGTGCGAGCCCGTCATGTAAGTAGGTATATTATTGTTGTAAAACCAAAAGCCTAGCTCC